AACAGGTCGATGTAATGTTAATGGATCTGATGTTTCATCATCTCTTAAACCAATTACATTTAAACCATTTGATAATTTTATTGACATTAATATATTTTCACTCATAATATAACTCTCTTATTTATTTTGATTTTTTATTACCAATATTATATTTAGGCAATAAACTCCAGTTTTCTTTTTCAGGAAAAGATATTATTTTAATTTGTCGAAGAGGTGCAACACCTTGTTCTTTTATTAATTCAGGATTAACAATATCCACCAAACCCCAATCACTCAATAATTGTGTAATCGTATTTCTTCTTTCAATATCATTATCTAAAATGTTTGATGGTCTACCATCCAATCTAAATAATTCTTTAAAATGCACAATGAAATATCTTCCTTGTTTATGTAATATATGACATGACTGCCATAATTTTTTTTCCTTATGAGAAGCGACGCCAATCCGAGTTAAGGTCTCCTTGACCTTTAAAAAATCATCCGGACTTGCTAAATTCACTTCTAATAGTTCAATTCCATTATTATTCATTTTCTACCGCCTTTATATAGTTTCTTTTTTATTATATCGATTTGATCATCGGTTAATAAAGAAAGAGCTTCAACGGCGCGAATATTATTATATCCATAATATTCTTTTATAATATCCAAATTCTTTTCAGCTTTTGGTTTGTGCCATTTACTGAATCTTTTTCTTTTCGATATTATATTTATCAAGAAAGAATATTGAGCTTCTTTGTAAAAATGATGGTTTACATTCATTTCATTTGCCGGACCAACTGTGTCTGGAAAATATGAAAGCCCACGATTCACCATAAAGGCATTGTATTGTTTAACTGCAATCGGATCACCTTCCATTAAATTTTCTTTGGAAAAATTGATAGAATTAATAAAATCAAAAGGTGATAGTTTTCCATTATCCATATTTATTCCTTATTTAAATTGAACAGAACCCATGATTTCCGTTAACATGGCAACTATATTCAATTCATGGTCTGCTACAAAACTGTTTTTATATGCATAATCTGCCAATATGATAACTAATTGTGGTACTGATTCCTTTTTGCATTTTTTATCAGCGGCGTCATAAATACTGCGTATTAATTCAGTTGGATCATTGTTAATTGCTTGAGCAACCCATTTACGCATTTTTGTGAAATCTTGCGCTTTAAGTAAACCCATCAAATCATTAATTGCATTCGCATCATCTAATTGTGCAGCTGCTACAATCAATTTGCCAGTTGATGAATTTTGCTGAAGAGATTTTAATACTGAACGCCAATCTGGAGAGTTCTTAACTATAATCTCGATTAAGACTTTTTTACTATATTCGATATTTTCGTTTTCAAGAATTTCCATTGCACGCTTCATAAATTCGGCTTGCATTGCAGGCATATCTGTTTTCTTGTTAAATTTAAAATCAATTACATTTAACCGTGAATGAAGCGGATCAATTATTTTATTTTTAAAGTTAGCAGTGAGAATAAATCGGCAATTCTTTGAAAACTCTTCAATAAATCCACGCAAGGCAGGTTGAGTTGAACTTGGATTTAAATAATCTGCTTCATCCAATATCACAACTTTATAGGAAGATGTGAATGATACAGTTGATGCAAACGATTTAATTTTATTACGTAGAACTTCAATGCCTGATTCTTCCGAAGCATTAATGAACATATAATCAAGTTTTAGATCATTGCATAATGCTTTAGCTACTGTTGTTTTGCCGACACCAGGTGTGCCGACCAACATTAAATTAGGCAATTCTCCACTATCAATAAAACCCTGCAGCGATTCTTTTAATGATTTTGGGATAATTACATCATCCAATGTTTGAGGTCTGTATTTTTCGACCCAGAGAAATTCATCTTCTTTATTTTGCATAATATAGTTTTTACCTTAAAAGTTAATCTTCTTGAGGGCCAAAAACATCAGAATAAAAATCATCAAATGCATCTGCGTCGGCACGAACCGCATTATATAATTGAGCATGATAAACCTTGGCAGCTTTGCGTGCCAATTTTGGTGGAATTTCAAATTCTTTCTTTAAACGTTCAATCATATCTTTCATATGATCACGTTCAGCTTCCATTCGTGTTAGTGAAATTGACATTTCACCAAGAATTACTTTTACTTTTTTTCTGTCATTTCCTTGCAAACTTACAAATAATTCACTCATTTTATCACCTTTACGTTTTTACCAAGTTTTTTACAAATTTCTTCCATTGTCATTTCTACAACATCATGTTTTGATGTTCCTTCAATTGTACCATTTGAATCTTCACAATAAGTTAAATTACCGGTATCATCATATTCGCTTTTGCGCCAATAACTATAGTGATTTTCAAAATAAGTTTCTTTGCTATTTTCATCATATTCCTGTTTAGACCATTCACCTGCGGAATTTTCGTAATGTATACAATTACCGTTTGAATCATACGCATATTTATGGGTAACACTATCGATACCGGATTCACGGTAAATAGTGTTACCTCTTGAATCTTTTAATTCAAACGGATATGCAACATCAAGTTTTCGGCCATCTTTAAATTTAAGTTCAATCACTTAATCACCTTAACGTTTTTACCAAGTTTTTTACAAATTTCTTCCATTGTCATTTCGACAACATCATGTTTTGATGTGCCTCTTTTTACACCTTCAGAAGTTTCATAATATGATTCTTTGCCATTTAAATCGTATTCAGTCTTAATCCATGTACCTTTGGAATTTTGCCAGAAAGTTATTTTGTTGTTTTGATCAAATACGCGCCTAATCCAATAACCGTTTGACTCTTCTTGAGCAGTTTCATTACCACGATCATCAAATTTATGGTTGGTCCAAGTACCATTTGAATTTTCATCACGAGTTTTTTTGCCGTTTTCATCCCATTCATATTTGGTCCAACGTCCATCTGAATTTTCATAATATGTTTGATGATTGTTTGAATCATACTCATATTTGTGGGACACACCGTCAGACCACTGGCAATAAACAGTATTACCCCTTGAATCTTTCAATACAATTGGAGTTGCTGTTGCAACATCACGACCATCATTAAATTTAAGCTCAATCATTTGATTACCTTAACGTTTTTGCCAATGGCTTTGGAAATTTCATCCATTGTCATTTCGACAACTTCGTGTACTGAAGTGCCTCTAATCGCACCATGCGAATCTTCATAATAAGTTTCAAGACAAATTACATATTCAGCTTTCCACCAATCGCCATTTGAATCTTCATATGATATTTGATTGTCACGTTCATCGTGTACTTGTTTAGCCCAAAATCCATTTGAATTTTCATAATACGTTTGATTTTTTCTTGAATCATACGCATATTTATGAAATGCACCATTTGAATGTCCACGATAAACCAACATCCCATTTGCATCTTTTAATTCAATAGGATATGCAACGGGTATGGATAACCCATCTTTAAATTTAAGCTCAATCACTATTCAGTGTCCTTCAGAACCTTTTGTGCGTGACTAACTAAACCCTGACGTAATATCGCAACAGCGGACAATTCAGCACCTTTAACCGCTCCTCGGCTTAATGCAACGTCAATAATATTAACCGAACCTTCCAATAAAGTTAATAATTCTTTAGCTTCTGTCACTTTAAGTTCAGCGATTTTAGCGTTTTCAGCTTTAAGTGCCGCATTAACTTTTTCTTTTTCTTTTTGTGCTGTTTGTGTTGTTTGTGTCATGGTAAAACTCCTAGCGCTCGAAAGCGACAAAATAACTAACATGTTTTACATCATCTAAATTAGTAAAACGACCAATTGGAATATTTTTATTCATAAATTCAACTTTGTAATCACCTTGTATAAATTTTAAATTTGAATATTTTGCAGTGAATTCAAAATCGTCACCTTCGTATTCACCAACTTCAACCGAAAATGAATTACTAGTTGGATCTGATGGATCAACTATAGAGGCTGTTACCTTTCCATCATTACCAGTAAATGAAACAGATTTCATTTTAAGAATATTTGTTGCATTGCCAAGTTGTTTAAT